CTGACGTTGATGGACTGTTCGTGTAAGCCACCTAAGTATCCCCCCTTATTTGTGGCTTAACAAAGTTAGCCTGTTAATCGTCTATATTCACTTCGTATTCCAATAGTGCTTTATATGCTCTTGGGTCAATTTGTGATTTATATTGTTCTGCTACTTGCTTGATGTAGGATTCTTTGGCGGCCTTATAAACAGAGAATGCCTCAAGTGGAGTATCATAATTACCTAAAAATATTTGATTGTCCTTTCCGCAGTTACAAGTAGCTGAATAGGTTTTATCTCTTTTGTGTTTAGAAACACCAAGAGGGTAATCACCTCTATTCCTATCTCTTTTTGTAAAGAGTTGATTAATGTTTGCAGGTAAAAAGATACAAACATTTTCACTGTAGACTTTATTACCTTTAACTAACAAATCTTTATCAAGATGCCAATACTTACCATGTTCATCTTTTTCACTGAAACCAATTTGTGTTTGACACCATTCGTAAAAGAACGTGTATGATTTAAAATTTTCAGAGCAGGTAGTTCCAAAATAAGTTGGCCGAGTAGTCCACACCTTCTCTGTGCATCTGTGCAACATACTTCCCCATATTGCATACTCTTTGAGTATTTTCTTACCGTCCCAAGTGGGATATGTTGTACCTTTATTTCCAATACCTTGTACTAGCTTGCTTGACTTATTCATATACACCTCTAACATAAAAGGTGTATTGTACTACTATTATTTTTATGTTTCAACTATTATTTAATTATTAATGAAGCCCCTTGCGAGGCTTCTATCACCAACCTATTAGGTAGATGAGTACAAACGCACAATACATTGTGGTCGAACAACGGCATTCAATACGTTAGATTCCGATTGAATGAGAATGCCCTCATCATGTGGGTCTAAGTATTGGTACATATACATCTCTTGACCTATAGTGTTCACATCACTCAACTTCTCACTAGGAGCAGCAAAAGAACGGAACATATCGAAAGCACCTGTCGGGATTAATCGTGCTTCACCCGCAGGAATCAACGCTGTACCGTCAACCAACTTACCGCGATACTCGACAAACAACACACCATTCCAGTCAAATGTTTGTGTACCCATTGGTAACTTACTAGACAAGCGATTACGCAAAGGCTCTGGAATAGAGGCATATTGGTTGTAAGCTGCAATCAACTTAGGGTGGTTTACCAAACTAGCGAAAAAGGTTGGGTTACACAAAGCAACAAAACCAGTGATAGGGTCTAAACCTGTCAAAGCATTGTCGTAGATGTGGTTAACACCTTCGGTAACTTTACCTTTAATATCGGAAGTAGAAGTACCCCAGACCATATCAATCTCTTTACGTGTTACACTAAATTCTGTGTAGTAATTAAGAGACATCGTTCCGTTGGGGCAGTACGCAGTACCGTCTGTTAAAATCTGTGCGCGTTGAGTCTCGCGTAATTGTGCCCATCCGCGACGAATGGAGGCCATCTTGTGCATAACTGCTTCTGCAACAGTTTCAGGGGTAATCTCTTTACCGTAAGCCACACGACCTTTAACGTCTTTAGCTGTAACAACATCATCTAAATTGTAATGAGGAATACCCCAAGTTTTCTTAGAGCGTTTGTCATCACGACCATATTGGTTACGCACACCACGAACCATATCTTTAATGATAGGGCTGTTAGTCTCAATTAAATCTACTGCCACAGAGTCAGTGATAGTACCTTCAACAGTGCTAGGGAAAATACCTAATTGATTAATAGTGTCCCAGACGTTTGGCACTAAATTAATCTTTTCTGTTAAACTATCCAAACCGTAGGCATCGTAGTAGCTACGAATGATATTCGCCATTATTTATTCTCCTTATTAACCAATAGTGGCAAATGTGCCAATCCGTTCTACAGATAACATACCCTTAGCTTCTAACTGAGCGTAAGCTGCATCCAATTCTGCTTGCGTATCTACAGACGCGCCAAACACCAAACCTTGTTTCTTGTACAAGACGCTACCACGAACAATAGCTACAACACTTGTGTTAGTAGTAGCTGCAATAGTAGATTTGTTATAAGATGTTTGTGGAGTTACACCGCCAACATAAATAGCTGCCGCTTTTTGGCTGCCGTCTGTTGCTGTTGCTTCTACGCGCTTGTACTTAACTGTGCCTGTAACAGCAATAGTGAACGAATCACCTGCAACGAAGTCCGTAGCACCATCAGCTAAAGTGAATGCTAATGCAGTGCCACTATATGCTGCGCCAACAGAACCATTACCTACTACAACACCAGCAGGATTAATAACAATAAAGTCACCTGCGTTTGTTACAGTTTTAGTAATACGGACAACGTAGTTGCCTACATCAGCACCACCGTTTACGGTGATAGCCCCCATAACACCATTACCTGTGTTACCTGCGGCTGCGGTTGCTGTACCAACACCGCTTGTTAAAGTTTTGCCTAGCACAGTACCAATTTGGTAAGTTACTTCGCTACCTTCGTACACCGTAACAACGTCACGGCAAAATGCTAACTCTGGTGCATATTCATGTGCAATTACATCACTGTACCGAGTGCTTTCGTATCCTAATGAAGCCATATCTTTCTCCTAGACTTATTTTACTTTTGTGAAAACTTTTGCAAAGGCATCGTCAAGAGCGTTTGCTTCTTTAGAATCCCCACCTGCGATTCCTTTCTCTTTCAATGACTCTTCTTCAAGAACCATATCCTTTTTAAAGGACTTAATAACAGTAGCGAATGAAACATCATCTAAAGGAGATAATGATTTAAACAATTCTGCTGCTTCTTCTTTTGGCTTTACAGCCTCTAATGCTTCTAAACGAGCTTTCTGTACGTTAGCTAATTTCTCAGCTTTCATCACCTCAACCTCATCTTTAGCTTTTTGTACATCTGCTAATGCTAATGCCAATGCACTGTCAGCAGCATCTTTAGCTTTTTGTAATTCAGCTAATTGTGTTTGAACAGTGTTCAACTCATCTTTAGCTTTTTGTACTTCCTTATCCACAGGAGTCTCCTTTTTACTTTGTTTTACTGGATTTTTGGATTTCTCAAGATAAGATTCAAACTTACCTTGCGTACTCCTAATAGATAACAAGGAAGCAACATTCAAATCTTGAATAGTTTCTTTGCCATCTTTAACAGATTTTAAAATCTCAACAGAGTTGATAAAATCTTGCTTCTCTTTCTCACACTCTGCTTTATATTCTTCCCAAGACATTTCACTCTTGTCTTGTTCAGACATATCTTCTTCGTCTTTGAATCCTAAGATTTCTGTCAGCACTTCGGCATCATAACTGTAGATATTGAAGAACTTCTCTAAGAAGTCATCAAATGGTAGTGTCACTTTCACCATTGTAGCTTTTTCAATGTCAGCATCTAAAATGTCATCTACAGACTTCATTACTAAAGCCTCTGTATATCCCGATGCTGCCCCTCCCTGACTACGATGCACCAATGCGACATGGTGGCTCTCTTTGTCAAATCGGTATTCATGCACTAGGCGTTTAGCCTTCTTTTGTTCTTTTTCATCACTCATTATTTAATTCCTGATAAACGGCTGTAGCACCAATGCTAACACCTTGTATTTCGTTATTCTTGACCATTGCCCACAATAGTTCACTGTCTGTATCGCCTTCGGGGAAGTGCCACCACTGTAACCAACTACCTTTCTTAACCTCTTTACCTGTATCAGTTGTAAAACCTACAGGGGTAATAAAGGATTGTTCAATCTTAGCTTTCTCAGTATTGATACGGTGGAACAGGTTAGCTTTATTGCATACACTGTTAAAACTGATACAGGCTTTCTCAACACACTCTTCTGTGTTAGTGTCACCGTGTTCATCAATCTCATTGGGTGCTAATACAACAAACATTGCTCTACGCTGTTCAATATCTACAGCTTTAGTCACTTCAACAGTTGGCTCAATCTCTTTTAATGAACCACCATCTAAGCCAAATGTGCTGGTTAGTAGTACAGCTAATTTATCAGCTAACACTTCAACCACACTTTTCTTTACTTCTTTATGTTTATTAGCTTCTGAAATGCCCATTAAGATAGCATCAATATGTTCGTAGCCATCTTCTGTGGCTTTATTGACTGTACTTGTGAAAATCGCTTTCTGCTTTTCGCTAAAGCCGTTTGTGGAGGCTGGTAGCTTTTTAGCTTTGTTTAGCATTATGCTGCGTTCTCCGTGTTAAGGTCTGAGGTGTTATTAGCTGCTACTGTATTCTTACGAGTACCCTCACCACTTGGGGATGTAAATCCATCACCACTACGAGAAGTTGGCTTACCTAAGATAATATCCAAATCCTCTTGTGTTGTGTTGGCATCAATACGGTGTGGCAAATCTACCATCTCTGCAATAGCATTAACATTATCAGGTGTTTTAGCAATCAACCCTGTGGCTGCTAGACGTTGAATAGCTTTAGACATAACCTCTAAATCAGCTTCTTCAATATCACCATAAACAAACTTAGGAAACTCTTCGTCATCCCAACCATTAC